AGAAAAAAGCGGACCGATAAACGACCTCCTTAAGAATGCAGGTCTGGGGTTCCTAACCCGTGAAGTAGGTTTGTTCAACTCAGGTACTTTGGATACCCCGTTAACTTCTAAGACCAGTACCAGTACCATAGTTGAGAAGCTTGAAATAATGGTTAACGGTAGCGGGCAAAACCCGGATGACATTGCTCAGTCTGTTTATGACGTGTTCTTACAGACAAGCCAAGATCTTAATAGCGCGGTGGATCAATAATGAGCTTTGAGAATCTATTTATTCGTACGCAAAAGTCCATAGGCGATATACAGTTAGATGCTGTTATATCAGAGAGCCATGTTAACGAAGTTAGCTTAACCAATAACCCGGTAGAGTTTGGTGCTGAGATAACAGACCATGCGGTTGTTCAGCCTAAGAAGCTAAACATAGTAGCTCAAGTTTCCGATACCCCTATAGGGCTTGCTGCTTTTGGTCAAATAGTTGACTCTGTAACGGGTTTGTTTGGAACTTCCACAACTGAAAATATAACCCGTAGCAAAGCGGCATATAAGGCTATTGTACAATTACAGAAAGATCGCGAACCTGTTGAAATACAAACTAAGTTAGAATTTCACGACGATATGATCATAACGAATGTTAGTGTTCAGCAAGACAAAAACACCTCTCGCATAGTTAGAATGTCAATAGACTTGCAGCAAGTTATTATCGCTGAGTCTGAGATAGTACAGTTAACAGAGGAACAATTGCAAGCCGGTTCTGCTAAGGAACAAGCTTCCCCGGCGGAAAAGTCTGGTAGAAAAGAAGCAACCGAACCTTCAGCAGCCACCGACAAATCAGTTCTTAAAACTCTCATTGACTGGGTGGGATTATGATTGAGATGCCTTTAACTTCTAAGCCTGAGCAGTTATTCAGCATAGTTATTAAAGAGACTAAATATGATATCCGGGTTTTGCTTAACTCACGGACTGGTGTTTGGTCTCTTGATTTAGCCGCCGGTGGTAAGGACTTGGTAAGTGGTATCGCCTTGTTACCGGGTGCTGATATATTTGAGCAGTACAACTTAGATATCGGTATAGGTTATATAGTAAACCTGGAAAACCCTAGACAAGATCCCGGTAAGGATCAGTTCGGTAATCTTTCCCGTTTGTTTATACTAACTGAAGAGGAGCTACAAGATGGCTCGCCAGTATAAACGGGTATATGAGTTAACCGTTATACCTCCAGGTGGAGAAGCTCGTATTATACGGGGTTTACGTGTAAACTTTGAGATAACAAAGAGCATATTGTCTTTCCCTAACATAGCCCGGTTAACCCTGTACAATCCTAATCAAGATACCTTGTCGGCTTTACAAGAGCGCTATACCAAGATAGTTTTAAACGCCGGGTACGAAGGTGATATGCGGTTGCTGTTTAAAGGTGATGTCCGTAACGTATTCCAAAACAAAGCAGGCAGGGACAGACTCCTAACGATATACTCAGGCGATGGTGAAAAGTCCTGGCAAAACGCAACCTTCAACAAAACACTAAGCGAAAATCTTAGCGTTAAATCAGCGATAGAGGAACTCCTTAAAACCTTCTCAGACATTAATATTGGTACGCTTCAAGGTTTACCACAAGTAGCTGACAAACTACGTGGACAAGTACTCTCAGGTTCCTCCAAGGATATCATGGATAATTTTGCTGAGGAGTACGGGTTTACTTGGAGTATACAAGATGGAGAGATTGTTATAACGCCAGATACCGAACCGTTAGAAGGTGATGAGGCGGTATTAATTACAGCCGCTACAGGTATGATAGGTTCCCCAACGGTTACAGAAATTGGAGCTGATGTTACCACGTTGCTAAATCCTAGATTACTTCCTAACCGGGCTTTTCTTATTGAGTCGTTAAACGCTGAGGTTACTATTGGTAATTTGTTTTTCCGTAACATAAAAAGAACCACGGCGGAAGGGCTTTATAAGATACAAGAGGTCACGTTTAAAGGCGACTCAAGGGACGGTGACTGGCTTTCCTCAGTTAAAGGTAGGATTATACAATGAGTATTGGGAAATCAGCGATAGCGACTTTAGCAGCTAATATAAGACAGGGTATAGCTAACCGGCTGAAAGACCTCCATACTTCCATGCCCGGTATTATAGAAAGCTTTGATCCAGCTACTCAAACCGCCAGCATACAACCAACCATTAAACGGGTCTTTATAACGCGCGACGGTATCACTGAGACACTAACGCCTTCTAATTTACCACTACTTATAAACGTACCGATACAGTTTCCAAGGGGCGGGGGGTTCTCACTTACCTTTCCTGTTACCAAGGGTGATGAATGCCTTATTATGTTTGCAGAACGTGCGATAGACACTTGGCATAAGTTCGGCGGTATACGTGAGCCGAACGCTAAACGGTTCCATAGTCTTTCCGACGCTACTGCTATAGTAGGGTTATCCTCTTTACCAAACAAAGTTCCTTCTTACAGTGGTACGGCGACACAAGTTAAAAAAGATGACGGTTCAGCGGTTATATCTTTAAACAATGATTCCAGTATAGGTATAACATCTGACTCAGATATAACAGTTACCTCACTAGCAAATATAAAAGCTGAGGCCGTTGGTAACATTACCGCAACTTGTGCAAACCTTAGCGCAACCGCCAGCGGTACAGCGGAGATTACAGCCGCTACAAGCTGTACTATAACAGCACCTACCATAACCCTAGCGGGTAATGTTATAGTCGGCGGTACGCTGGCTCAGGGGTCCGGTGGAGTGACTACAATGACCGGAGGGGTGGACATTACCGGGCCGGTTACTAATAACGGGGTAGACATCAGCAGTACCCACACACATCCACAAGCGGCTGACTCCGGTGGAGACAGTGAGCAAAATACAGGAACTCCGGTATGATAAGCAGAGCTCTAGACTCTAATAACGATTTGATAATACAAGGCGGTAAGCTGAAAACCGTAGAAGATGCCGCTGAAGTCGTGCAGCACGTTCGCAGCCGGTTACTGTTTTATCTTGGAGAATGGTTCCTGGACATAGATGCGGGCGTACCTTACTTCCAAGAGGTATTTACAAAACCGGCAAATTTAGCCAATATAGAGTCCATATTCAAGAGTAAAATTTTAAGGACTCCAGGTGTGAAAAGGTTAACCGACTTCTCTATGATTTACGAAGGTGGTTCATCAAGAACATTGTCTGTATCGTTTTCTGCTGAAACTACCTTTGGGTTCATAGACAAAGATAAGGTGACTATAAATGTCTGAATATGGAGTATCAAGTACAGGGTTTAAAAGGAAGCGTCTTAACCTTCTATTGGAAGAGCTAAACGCTGAAGTTAAAACCATATTCGGGGATAACTTTAATGTCTCGCCTGAGTCTCCTGACGGACAGGTTAACGGGGTAATCTCTGAGTCTAATGCTAACCTATGGGAATTAGCTGAGGAAGCCTATAATGCTTTTAATCCTAAAGCGTCTTCGGGCGTTACTCTTAGTAACCTAGTTCAGTTGAATGGCATAACTCGTTTCGCCGCCACTGCTAGTCGGGTTGAGCTTACGATATCAGGTGATTCCGGGACTAGTATTATAGCCGGTAGTTTCATAGGAGATGTTGAAGAGACTATTATTTTCTCTACAGATGAAACGGTACTGATACCCTCAGGCGGATCGGTTGTGGTACAGGCTACTGCAACTGTAACCGGACCTAGACCGGCTTTAGCTGATACCATAACTGAGATTATAACCCCTGTTACTGGTTGGGATAGTGTTACCAACAATGACCCCGCTGTACTGGGAACCGACTTAGAGACAGACAGCGACCTAAGAGCTAGGCGAGAACGTTCCGTAGCTAGGGATGCACAAGCGGTTATAGACGCTATATTTGCTGAGGTAAAATCAGTTATAGGTGTTACTCAATTATTGGTATTGGAAAACGACACTAATACTGGTCCGGATGCTAATGGATTGCCTGCTCATTCTATAAACGCTATTGTATTAGGTGGTCAAGACCAAGCTATAGCCAAAGCGATATTCCTAAAGAAAACATTAGGCGCGACTTCGTTTGGTAATACATCAGCGGTTATAACTGATGATCAAAGTATAGAGCACACTATATCATTTTCAAGACCTACTGCGATAGATATATACGTTATTATAAACTTAACTACTTTTGCAAACTTTCCGGTTAATGGTCAAACTCTAATAAAGCAAGCTATCATAGATTACTCAGAAGGTAATTTGATAGAGGGTAGAGGGTTCTCACTAGGAGACAACGTGATAAACTCCCAACTGTATAGCCCTGTCAACACCATACAAGGACATACAGTAGACAGCGTATTTATTGGTACTTCTGCTGGACCTACCTCGTCAGCGGATATAGTGATTGCTATAGACGAGATATCCGTATTCTTAGAAGCTAAGATAACGGTGAATATATGAGCTATGAGAAGATAGATCATATTAAATTAGCGGAGAGTAGACTAGCTACTCAGTATAAGGAATCTGTCAATTTAATAGCTTATATCAAAAAATTACTATACGAGTCCGATACACTCGAACAAGTATTCGCGGACATAATATCCAAGCGATATCTTGAAAACGCTATAGGGGTACAGCAAGATATAATAGGTGCTCTAGTTGGTCAGCCTAGAATACTAGTCGACGCTTCTATACTTTCTTACTTTGGCTTTGAAGGAGATGCAAATTCTCAGTCTTTCGGTGACATAAATGACAATACCGTAGGCGGTAGATTTAGATCGGTAAACGAATCAACTACTGGTAATAGATCTTTAACAGACAGCGAGTATAGGCTTTATATAAAAGCAAGAATAATAAAAAACTCTATATCTCCTACTTCTCAATCTTTATCTGATTTCATTAAGTTTTTATTTAATGTGGATCAAGTTATTATAATAGACGGTAATATGAACTATAGCGTCCAGATAGGGCGCTTATTAGATCCAAACGAAAAAGCCTTTTTAGCGAATACCGATTTATTTCCAAAGGTTGCAGCGGTAGGTGTTACGTATATAGAATACGATGGCGATGATAGTTTTACTTTTACAGGAGTTCCCGGAGGAAAAGGTTTTGGGGATATCAATAATGTAGAAACTGGCGGGAAGTTTTCTTCCTTGATAAATTAAGAGGTGTTCAATGGCAATAATCAAACCTAATCTAACCAGAATATGGGCCGATGATGCAGCGGGGGTAGATGTAGTAGACCCTGATGTTGAAACTCCAGGTAAATTTGCGCTTGGATGGGGAGCTGAAAAACCTCCTTATCAGTTCTTTAACTTTATGCAAAAACTATTCACTCAAGGACTAGGTTATTTTGATGAACAAGGTATAGGTTTTTGGAATACAGATACTGATTATCAAGACTTATCGTTAACCAAAGGTTCTAACGGAAGAATTTATTTGTTGAAAGTATCTAGTGACGGAACGATAGATCCGGTAAGTGACGGAGGTACTAACTGGACTCAATTACCAACCAGAGAAGAAGTAGACGCCAAAGCCGACCAAGCCACAACCTACAC